GCAAGTAAGCCCTATGGCAGACTGTCAGCCATAGGAGATAAACATGGCTGCCAAGTACACACGCAAACAGTTTCAAGCCCAATACCCGGACGACGATGCCTGCCTTAAGGCTGTTCTCCAAAGGCGCTACGGCACCGATCCGGCCTGCCCCGGCTGCGGCGTCCAGCCCGCCAAGCTTCACAAGATCACCGGGCGACGGGCGTATGCCTGCCAAGACTGCGGCCACCACGTTTACCCCTACGCTGGGACGATCTTCGAGAAGTCGTCTACCAAGCTTACGGACTGGTTCTATGCCATGTACCTCATGACCGCGACCCGCAACGGACTCTCGGGGAAGGAACTACAGCGGCAACTCGGCGTGACCTACAAGTGCGCTTGGCGCATCGGCCACCAGTTGCGCGCACTCATGGCCGCAAGGGATGTGGCGAACAATCCTGGTCCCCTGTTTGGTCATGTCGAGGTTGACGAGACGTACATCGGTGGCAAGAAAAAGGGCGATCAAAGGAAGAAGGCCAAGACAGTCGTTATGGGCCTTCTCCAGCGCGGCGGCACGGTTCGCGCTCAGATCGTTATGGACGCGAAGCGCGCCAGTCTCAGGCCGGTTATCGCCGCCAACGTTGAGCGCGGATCGACGATCAGCACCGACGAACTGAAGTCCTACAGCAACCTCTCAGCGATGGGCTACAAGCACGGCACGGTGAACCATTCCGCCGAGCAGTACGTGGCTGGCATCCACCACACCAACAGCATTGAGGGGTTCTGGAGCCACCTTAAGCGCGGCATCCGCAGCACCCATGTTTCCGTCAGCGGGAAGTGGATGCAGAACTACGTGGATGAGTTCGCATTCCGGTACAACAACCGGATGGCTCCTGCGGACATGTTCCGCCGTATGCTTGCACAGGTCAGCCAATCACAATGAAACTGGTTCTAGTTGAGTGGCTAGACTCTCACGCAGGCCGTGGATGGCAATCACCAGAAGGACTCAAGCGCGCCGCAGAACCGCTGTACTGCCAATCGGTCGGCTGGCTGTTTGAGGATAAGAAGGACTGCAAGGTGATTGTTCCGCACATTGCCGGTGAACGGCGCGGCGACCAGATGCTACAAGGCTGCGGGGACCTTACGATCCCCGCAGCCGCCATCTTGAAGATGACTACTTTACGGCGCTAGACCTACTTGCGCCCCTTACCCGGCAGGGGAACCCGCTCCACGGTGGTCGTGTTCGGGCGCTGCCTTGCCTCGGTTACGGGGATGAAGTGCCCGGTTCTCGCATCGCGCCCTTTCAGGCTGGTTTCCGGGGCTTTTGGCGCTGGCTTTTTCGACATGTTAAGATCGCCTTTGCAGTTGCTAGAAAAAGGTGGAGTGCAGGGAAGTTGAACCCCTCGCCCGTGGTTTAGAAGGCCTAGACGGCGAACCTGCGCACCCCAGAAGTAAAGCGCCACACCGGCCCTGTATCCAGTTTGTCCCCGTGAAGGTGGACTGGTGCAGGGCCTTTTCCATTTCGGCTCAGGCAGCCATGCGGATATTCAAAGAGAATGTCCTATTTACAGGGCTTTATGACCGTGAGAACATACCTGTTGAGGAATCAAGCGCAGGAGAATCGATGGAAATGCAGGCTTCACCATCCGCTCAGGGAGCACCTTCCCGACCAATGGCGGCATCTGGAACTTTGACCAGCGAGCGAATCATTGGGCCGCATGGTGACATCGTGATCCAGTTCGGCGGCAAGCCCTCTTGGGAGTCCTATGACTTTCTGGAGAACTACATCAAGCTTCGCAAGGGTGTTCTCAAGCCGGGATCAGCAAGTGAAGGCGCGCAAGAAAAAGAACGCGATTAGAGCGAAGACTAGGCGTCGCGGCGCACCGCTCGCCGCCAGCTTGACCGACAACAGCCACAAAGTGGCTTTTGATCGTCTACTAGATGACGCTGTTCTAAGCGCCCCTACGCCCAAAAAGAAACGATCCTAGTCAGCGCCAAAATGGCGCAAAGACCGCCTCTTTCTGGCCACTTGTCGTAAGGGGATACATGCCCAATTGTTTGCGCTTGATGGCAGCAAGCGCGACGAGCACCATCTCCTCGTCGGACGGGTTCTTCACGCCGCTCGCGATTGCCACCGCTGGGACACCGGGGTACGCAAAGCCGCCGATCGGGGAGGTCGAGGCCCCAGCCTGCGCACGGATCCGTCCGCCACCAACCTTCAGGCCCGAGCCGACAGTGTCGACGGCCGCCCCACGAACCACGATGGCCTCCGAGCCAGCGACAATCGGCGTACCCGCCGTCACCTTGTCCACTTCGTAGTTGTCAGTGGAGGCAGTCACCGTGACCACGATGTACAGGCCGTTGTTGACCGACTGCGAGTGGTCGCGCACTTCGAAGAACTCACCAACCGCAAGCGCGGGAAGCAGGTTCGATGCGCTGGTGTGGATGCGGATGTCCGCGCCGGTGCCTGTGGCGAAGATCGCGGAGGCCACCGCAAGAACGGCGCCTTGGTTCAGGTCGGCACGGCTGGTGATGATCGGCATGGTGAATCTCCTACTTGGGGTTGTCCAGCGTGTTGGGTAAAGCCTTCGCCGCCCAGTTGCGGGCGAGCCTCAATCTCAGGGTGTACGTTGCGCCCTCTTCAACAAGATCTGAAACTCCCGCATCAAGCCGTCGTAGCGCCTGCTCAAGGAGGGTTCGGTCGAAACAGGCAAGGTGAGGCTTGGGGGAGGACTCGGGGGCGGGGGGCACAGCACTGCCACGGGCACGTCGGTCGTCGCGCAGCCGCTTGTTAGCAGCAGCAAGGTCAGACTGATGTTTCGCACTCTCTACCTCCGCTTCCTTCAGGAGCTGCGCTTGCCGCTCAACTTCCGCCTTCGCCTTGGCCGCGGCAGCGTCGCCAAGCGCCTTAACCCCTGCAACGAACTGCACGTGCGCAATCTTACACGCCTCCAACCGGTCAGACTGAATCTTGAGCGCGAAGCTGAGCGCGCCGATGACGGCTGCGGCGGCAACGGCCGCCCACCCCATCATGGGGAGTTGGATGAATCCGCGTTGGTTCACCATGGGTGTGGTACCATGGCGCAAACGGAGGTATCACATGCAGACATGGTTTAGGGTCCCCGGATATGACCACGTTGAAGTGACGCGGGGCGGGCGCGTACGGTCCGTGCCGAGAACAATCCGGCGCGCCACGAGATGGGGTACGGAGGCGACGTTCAACTTCAAATCCCGCGAATATTACACGCGAGAAGAAAAAACCAACGGGTACGTCCGAGTCGCGGTGCTCAGAAAAGGTAAGCGGGCCCCAATATATGTCCACAGGCTGGTGGCGCGGGCCTTCGTTGATGGGTTTGTAGAGGGATACCACGTCAACCACATCAACGGGAAGAAGAACGACAACCGGCCGGAAAATTTGGAGTGGGTGCCGGTCCGCGAGAACCTCCGCCACGCGCGGGAAACCGGGTTGTCGGACCTGCGAGGAGAGAAAAACCCGATGCACAAGCTCACGGCTACGCGTGTCCGTGCGATTCGGCGTCTGCTCACATCCGGGTCCCTAATCACAACCGTCGCCCTCGCCGCGGGGGTGTCGCGACGTGCCATCGCTGCAATCGCCGACGGGAGTACGTGGCAGAGCATACCGGATTAGGCCCACGTCACAGGGAAGTATGGGTCCCTCGCGGGCTCCATGCTAGGAATGAAGATCCGCCGACCGGATTTAGGTGGCACTGTCTGGAAGTGGACCCACCCGCCGTCGGCGTCCCCGGTCCAACGGAAGTCCTCGCAGTACAGACCGCACTCGGTCAGGACGTCGAGATTGTCAGCCACCCAAGTAGCCAAGCTGCGATCAGGATCGCCAATATCAACAGCCTGACCAGTGAGGTGCTTACTCCGGGAGGCGGCGTTGCGTGTGGCGTCGTTAACCGCTTGTGGGCGCCATCCGCTGTTGACCTTGTCCTCAGAGCGCCCGGCGATTTCGAGGAGTTGGTTGACGGCGTCGACCGTGGCCTGTGCGTTTGAAGCGATGTCATCGGTCATCTCCGACGCGTACTTCGTGTCGCGGCCCATCCAGTACTGGGTCATCGAGATCATGGCCTAGACCCTCCGTGTCCGTTATTGTTGCCGCCCAACTTCATGGTAAGCGCTTTCTTGACGATGTCCGGCGCGATCAAGAACGACAGCATGATGAGCAGCGACTCCGGCCTGTCGATCAGATGGTCCATCGACTTCCCTGTCCAGTACAGCACGGTCATCTGGGCGAGGACCGCCATGATCTTGGTGATTGATACGTGTCCGTCCGGCGAACAGAAAGACTCGTTGATCTGCCGCCGCCACGTCGGCGGGGTCACGCGGCCGTTTCGGAGAGTTTTTGATCTCACCCTATCCAAATCACTGCGTCGGGCAGGTTCAGCTCCCACGGCCCGTTGGTCGAGGCAGCCTCCTCACCCAAGTCGAGGATGGTCATCGCCCGGTTGTCCTTGCTCGCGTTGTACACGAGCGCGTGGCGCGCGCGGATCGTGGCGTTGGGCCAGCGTACCAGTCGCTCCCAGCACATCTGCGCCCGGGTGCCTTCGAGACAGGTCTCGAATCCCTTCAGGGGCTTGCCCCCGGCGATGTAGCCCTTGCCTTTCACCTCGGCGTCCGTGGTGTAGAACTCGGTGTGTGCGTTCAGCGTGGCATCGGCCCCATAGAGCGCCATCATGTACGTGTCCCCGGGCTGGTGCACCCCGTTCAGGAGGTCCAGCTTGCAGGCGATGGTCATGCCGTAGGTTGCGGCCACGAGTTAGCCTTCTTTGCCCGGGGTCAGCGATACCAGTGTCGGACCAGCGCCGCTGGCGATACACGCCCAGAATGTGCAAGCTCGGGGGATGTCAACGATGAGCGTGCTCATCGGCGGCACGGTGTAGCAGGTCGCGCCTGCGCCATCGGCCGTGGGGATCGCCACAGTGCCCGTACCAACCGTGAACGCGACGTGAACAGTCAGCGTAGTGCTCGGGTTGGAGATCAACGCCTGCGGGGCGAGCACTGGGAGTGCCAACGGCTTTGAGGTGGCCGTGGTAGAGATGACGGTGGTAACTCCTGTTGCGCCGAATGCCATGGTGGCTCCTTAGTGCGTTCGCGGGGGAGAGAAATTGTCGACCGCTCCCTGCCCCGAGTCGGTCATGGTCTGGGCTGGGTTTGACCCATCGCTGCCGGGCAGGCCAGTAGGCGCCGGGGGGGAGCCCTCGGGCGCCCCGAGGACGTGCTGTTGCTTGTCCATGATCTTCATCCCGATCATCTCGCCGTTGGGCCCTTTCTCCACTATAACCTCTTGGCTGGGGGCGGTGGCCATGGCCATGGCGAACTGCTCTGCCCGGGCCTGCTTCTCCTGCGCGGCCTGCGCCGCCGCGGCCACGCGCGCCCGAATGACTTCCGGCGGCGGGACGATCTGGTCGGTGTCCATGTCGAGGTTCTTGGCTGCCACGCGCAGCATCGCCGCGATGGCCTCCTCACCCACGATCTGGTTCACGACCGGGTTGGTGAGCGCGAGCTGGAGGAACTCGTTGATGCGCTGCTGCTGGGTCTCCTTGACCACGAGGCTGTTGGCCCCGCGCGCCACGACCGCGATGTCCCCTTTCAGCTCCGGATCCTCGCCGTAGGCCATGTTGTAGAACCACAGCCGCCCGACAAGGAGCTCGATCACGTTCAGGTCGATGTTGGCGATGACCTGTTTGATCGCCTTCCCGGCGTTTTGCATGAGCATGCTCATGCCGCTGGAGGTGCGAAGCGCGCCGCCTTGGCCCACGGCGTCCCCGGTCATGTACCGCGGCACCCCGGTGTGCTCGTCGGCCATCTCGGAGAAGAACCGGTAGATCGCCATCAGCTCACTGGCGACGAGGGGCGGGGCGAAGAATGTGATGGGCTGGGCACTCGACCCGTACGGGTCGGAGGTGAACTGGTGCATTTTCCACGGATACATCCGGGTGAGGTCCTCACCGGCTGGCAGCCGATCGATGTTCACCGCGACCTGCGGGCCGCTCGCGATGCCCATGTTGTTGGCCATGGCCCGGGCGGCGGTGTTGCATTGGCTCTGCGCGTCGCGGCACAGGTCCGGCACGCCGTTGCCCCAGAACGACCCGGGGACCTCCTCGTAGCTCGCCTTGTAGTACGGCACGCGCCCGAGCGGGTCGGGGTTGACCGTGGCCTTGATGACCCACGACCCAACGAGCCAGACCTCGCAGGGGTACTCTTTCAGAGGATCCGGGACAGTGTCCTTGTCCAGCCCCCAGTCGATGAGGAGCTGCCCTTGCACGGAGCCCCAGAACTGCAGCGCATCAATCAGCCCGCTCGTGTTCTGGGCAACCTGCGAGGTGGACTTTCCCTCGGCTGCGGCCTTGGCCGAGTCGATGTCGAGCCAGTCTGACAACCCGCCCTTGCCGTACTCGGAGAGCACGGTGTCGATGGTGTCGTCGCTGTAGCCCTCGACACCCTTCATCTCGTTCAACGACTGGCGCGTGAGCTTGTGGCGCTCGATGAACTCGCCGTCGTCCACGTTCGAAGCATGCGGCGCCGGATAAGCCATGAACGGGTCAACCCGCGCCCATTCGAGGGTGAGGACGTCCTCGGCCTCGGGCTTTTGGTCCTTCCACACCAGCTTCTTTTTCTTGCGCACCACCGGGCCCTTGATGACCGCCCCGGGAAACGTCACGATGTCGTTGATGAACTCTCCCAGCGCGCGGGGGAATTTCCCCTCGGCCAACTGGTCCTCCATCTTCGTTTCCATGCGCGCCATGCGCTCGGCGGCCTGCTTTTTCGCGTGCGATTTCACCCGGTCGAACAAAAGCGCCGCGTCGCGCTCGACGTACTCCGGCCCCACTGGCAGCCCGGTAATCTGGGTGAACTGCTGCGCGTCGAGCTCGGCTTGTTTGCGCGTGGCAGCCTCGACGCTCGGAGGGAGCGTGGCGTCTGGCGTAGCGGTGATCGTCCACGGCTTCTCGCCCTTTTGGCCCAGCATGACGTCGCGGATCCAACTCGCCGCGGCGCGGCACTTGTTGGAGGTGAGCATCATGTAGATCTCGGAGCCGCCTTGCTCCTTGATCGCCGCAAGGACCTCGGGGTCGTAATCGCCCCGGCGCTGTCGCAGGCTCTGGAGCATGCGCTGCTCCACGTCCTGCCGCTTCGCATCGCGGTTGATCGTCCAGTGACGCCTCACATGCCCGGCCAATCCTTGGATGACCGGTTGCGCGTTCGCCACGACTGCCGCGGCCCGGCGCGCTTCGATCGATGCGTTGCCCTCCATCGACAGCATCCCACCAACTGACGGAACCCGTGACAATATCTGGGGCGTCGGAGGCGGGGTGTTGGGGGTAGGGGCACTCATAAACGGGTCGGCCATGGCGCGATACTACCTTTTATTTATGCTGCCCACCGGTAGGGCGCGGGTTTGACCACGCGCGCGACCGAGCGTACCACGCCACCCGTAGCTTTGCCTCCGTCGTGCTGGAGGCAGGCGTACTGCAAGGCGTCGGCGTAGTCCGACCACGGATGGGCCTTGTCGGGCTTGTCGTCGCGCACGCCCTTGGTGTCGATCTTGTAGCGGTACTTCGAACGCAGCGTTTGAACGAGCGGCGCGCACCCGGGGCCGGGGTCGATCAGGAGCGCGCTTTTACCTTCGACCGTGCGCGTGAGGTAGCTTTCGACCGCGGCGATCCGCGCGGGGATCGCGTTCGTCCGCGCGGGCTTGGCGTAGAACCCCTCGTTTTTGAAGATGTCCCCGACGCTGCGCTCGTCGGACGCACCCCGGTTGAAGGCGGTGGGGTCGAGATAAAAGGCGGCGGTGCGCCCCCGGTACTTGTCCGAGGCAAGAAGGGGTTTAAGCTTCTCACGAATGAAACGAAGCGCGCCCATCCCCCCTTCGAAGCCCGTGAGAGTGTCCAGAACCATGACCCGGCCGTCGTAGGTTTGCTGGGTGATGACGACGGTGGGGTTGAGCCCGGCATCTGCCCCGATGACGAGGCTCGTGGTGGCCACGGGGATGGGATCCTTCGCAACGTGGGTGTCTGGATTAAAGCATCGGAAGACGGGTAGACCACCCAGAGATCGTCCGAACTTGGCGTGGACGTAGACGTCGACCCAGTCAGCGGTTTTCCCTTCGATGATGTTCTCATAGTACCCATCCTTCAGGCAGTGGAGCCAATCTGCCTCTGGCGCCACGCCAGAGGGCTGGAAAAACACTGTGGCGTTCTTCGGGGGGTTGGTGAGGAAGTCCTCCCAGAACGTGTCGGCGTCCGGCGCGTTGGACATGCCCCAGAGCTTGTCGACGTTCACCACCGTCCCATCGGGCATGGTCTGCGCGCACCCGACGCTGTTCATCATCTTGTCCGGGTAGCGCCCGAGGCGCGTCTGGAGCTGGGTGAAGATGTCCGGGTTGATCTCGCGGAACTCATCCAAGATGCCGAACGAGGCGTTCAACGACAGCAAGCGCCGCACGTCGTTGGTGTCATCGAGCCCGCGGAACAGCACCTCGCACTCGACGTCATCGAACCGGAGCGTGAACTTGTTCTCCGTTTTCGCGAACAGACCCGCCACGCCGTCGGGGTACCACTTCAGGAAGTCAGGCAGGCTCGTGTCGCGCAACTGCTCGCGGGTGTTCCTCACCCACACGGCACGAGAGCGCCGGATGCCGTCCTTGCACGCATCAACGCGCTTGGCCTCTTGGGAGATCTTGATGATCCCGGCAGTTGTTTTCGTGCTGTTGTGGTGGATTGCGCCGTCGACGGTGACGTAGTTGTGCGTGTCCTCGACCTGCATGTCCCAATAGACCTGTTTGACCGCCCGGCGCCGAACGGATAGTATGGCCCTGTTGGCTAATGTCAAACCACTAGGAGACCCAGATGCCAAAACCGAACCTGCCCCTGATAGCCGCGGTGCGCGCTGCAGCCGACGGGGAGAGAACCTCCCCAGAAATTGCGAAGCTCGTCGGAGCGAATCCACGGCACGTGAGAAAAATCCTGCTGAGGCACGACCTGCCGCGCCCGAAGGAGGGATCCCAGCCGGGAAAACGAAACCATCAGTTCGTGTGCGGGCGCCGGATAAGCACAGCTGGCTACGCATGGGTAACGCCGCCAGCTGGGCATCCCACAGCGAAGTCACGGCCCGGCCGAGACTCGACCACCATGCTCGAACATCGGCTCGTAGTGGAGCAGACCCTCGGGCGGCTGCTTCTTCCCACAGAAAAGGTCGACCACGCAGACGGTCTAACGCTGCACAACGCCCCAGATAATCTACGTGTGTTTGCGAGCAACGCTGAACATCTGAAGGCGACGCTGACTGGGCGAGTGCCTCAGTGGTCGGATGAAGGGTATGCGAATATGTCGCTGCGACATGACCCGACTGCAACTCTTCTACGGGTAAATATTGCCCGTCGGCGCCAAGCAGCTGGTGCCGTGCGGCTGCGTCAAATTCTCCTGTTGGCGTTACGACTCGGTATAGATAGTCCCTACCTTTTGGCAACGACCCGCCACACCACGAGAGCTGGAATCGACATGTCGTCGCGTTCCACGATAGAACGCGCATTGGCCGATCTATGTGAGCGATGGGGATGGGACCAAATTCAGTAAGTACCAGCGCCTCCCCTGCCAGACAGCCCACCGGGCCCACAATCAGGTTGATGAACGCGTCCGATCGCAAGAACCCTTGGATCGACTTCGGCGGCGAGAAGACCGTCTCGCTCACTGCGCCGGGAGCATCGCCGCGAGTGCGGCCGTGGAGAACGAGGGTGAGAGAAAGGACGGGGGCTCCTCGATCAGGTCCGGGGTGTGCTCGATCACCACACCGGGGCGCGCTTGCTCGTCACCTGAGTACACGATGCGAATCGAGAACCCAACGCCAACCGGGACCGCGTTTTGCTTGGGCTCCAGATCGCCAAACTTCGCCACCGTCTTCAGCATCTCGATCTTCTGCGAGAACGGCGCCGGGTCGTTGAGACTCGTGACAGTGGCATAGCACTCATCGAGCAGGTTCAACGCCATCGCCTTCGACTTGACCTTGAAGGTCTCTTCTGTCGAGAGATCTTTCAGCTTCGCCAGTGCGCTCATGGGACGGGAGTATGAATGCAGTGCGCGCGACGGGCAAGGGCGAATACTTGACTAATTTAGTCAGGTACAGGAAAAAATGGGCGCGCTCTACGGGGAGGCCTTAAGTAGGTAGGGGGGGCCGCGCCCGTCTGCCCCACCCCACCCCATACCCCCCACCCCCCCTCGCGTTATTCCCCCCCGACCCCTAGACCCCCTATCTGTACTGTTGAGTTGTCGCAGCGGCACACGTGGCGTCCGCCACGCCCGGCGCGACGACTCGGGACAATTTGTCCCAAGTCTATTTAATCAATGGAGATTCTCACATGGCCAAGGCCAATGTACTCAACGCAGTGTCTGGCGCGTTTCGCGCTTCCCTCGCGCTCAAGAATGCGCTTGCGGCAATGGGATCACGGGCGGCGACCGCCGACGTATTCCGTATGCAGGCGGCGCAGATGGTGGCGAAAGACGCAAACGCTTTTTACAAACTCACGGGTGACAAGTGCATCGTCGCGTACAAGGGTCAGCGCGATATTGCCTTCGGCGTGCCGCAGATCGACGGCGAGAAAGTGAAGCATGAGCGCACGCAACAGGCCGACGCGACGCGCAAATGGTTCAGCCGCAACGTGATGGGCAAAAAGGCGGTGCCGCCGAAAGCGCCGGGCGGTGTATGGGCGAAGATCGGCGAGGACCTTTCGCAGATCGCGCGTATCCGCCGCAAGCTGACCAAGGGCGACCAGGCTGCCTTCCACGTCGCGCTGCAGACCGTGGTCGAGAAGTTTGCTGCCAAGGTCGTCTAGTCGCGGCGGAAGACTCGGGACAAATTGTCCCGAGTCTTTCCTGCGGGCGCAGTTCGAGCGAGGCGCAATGCCTCGCTCCATAGTGCGCTTTGCACTGCAACGGAGGATTCACCATGCTGCTAATCAAAGCCTTGATGTACCGCGCCGGATTACTCCCGGCGGGCGAGCAAGAATACCTTTCGTGGCTGGTTCTCATCCACGAACGCAGGCTTGCCGAATACGATGCGCTTCTTCTCTGGTAGCTCGGCGCAGTGGGGGAATCTTCCCCCACTTTTTTTTTCGCCTATTCCAGCCTGTGGCGGTTTTTTCGTCGCGCGCCACTCGCGGCAGGCAACTCGGGACTGTGTGTCCCGGGCGTGCGGCGCCCGGCAGCAGTGGTCAGCTAGGCGCGAAGGGCGGCTCTCCCGGCACAGGTGAATAAACAAGGAATTCCCCTGTTTTGCTTTTGATTATTGGTTTTTCTTAACCCGGACCCGCATTCCATAAGGGCTGACAAGCAGTAATAATCAATAATAATAATAATAACATATATATATAGGTATAAGCATAGTGGAAAGGGCAGCTTGCCGGGGCCTGTAATGCCGCCTCGTTCCCTTTCTACATTTTGCCTCTCTCTGCGGGAAATCCTTGATTATTGCTTATTCCCCTTGATTATTCGTTTACCTTCAGGCACTTGCTCTAAGCAAACGAATAATCAAAAGCCCTTTTTACTGCCTCAACCCCCCTCAAATCCTGTTTATTGGAGGCCAAATGCACCCCATTCTGGAAGAAGTTCTCGGGATCGCAGTGTTTGTGATCCTGATCCTGACGATGGCGATCGACACCATCTGACCCGAAGTGCAGCACCGGGGGAGACAGTCTCTCCCGTATTCACCCGCTTAGTACTCAAGGAGAATCAGTCATGGCAGTTCAGAAAGCAAAGCATCTGAAGCGCGTCGGTTCGCACAGTGTGAACCTCACCCCCAACCCCAACCCCTATGCCAACCCGGCGGCCCCTGTGCAGGGAGCAGTGGTCAAGGTCCCGGTGCGCACCCGCATCTTCGGGGTGCCGAAGATTGTCCAGCGGCGCAATGCCGCGATCGGCGAGGCCCGCGCGGCGGTGGAGAACGCCATTGCGGAGTGGGCCTCGGCCGAGATCAGCGGCGCGGAGCGCGCCGAGCTCCGGGTGCAGATGCACTGACAGAAGGCAGCACGACCTCGGGACAAAGTGTCCCGAGTTTTCACTCGCTCACTTAAACGGAGGGCCTTATGAACAAGTCACCCCAAGGCGTGCTCAGGCAGTACTGGGACTGCGGGGAGTGCGGCACGAAGCTGTTCGAGGACGAAGATGGGCAGGAATGGGCTAAAGCACCCGGTGGGTGCCGTGCCCTCATCGACCAGCCTGCCGGGGAGCCCAGCGCTATTGTGCGGCACATCGAGTATGCCTACGAGCAGGCGAGGGGAAGCGTCGGCGGTGGCGGGGAGCTGGAGGTCTTCGTGGGGGAGTTGTTCAAGCTGATCCCCCCGGAGGCGAAGGCTGAGTTTGAGCGCATCCGTAACGAGCGAGAGGATTATTAGTCATGAAAACACTTAACGAGAATTTTCGCGTCTCAGAAGACGCAGAGTACACGCTGCATTCCCCCACGTTCCTGTCCGTGCTAAAGGGGACGGCGTGGGCATTCGACAACGCGACGGCAGTGGCACACGACAACGCGAGGGCGGAGGCATACGACAACGCGAGGGCGGAGGCACACGACAACGCGAGGGCAGTGGCACACGACAACGCGACGGCGTGGGCATTCGGCAACGCGAGGGCAGTGGCACACGACAACGCGACGGCGTGGGCATTCGACAACGCGAGGGCAGTGGCATACGACAACGCGACGGCAGTGGCATACGACAACGCGAGGGCAGTGGCACACGACAACGCGACGGCAGTGGCACACGGCAACGCGACGGCAGTGGCACACGGCAACGCGACGGCAGTGGCACACGACAACGCGAGGGCGGAGGCATACGACAACGCGAGGGCAGTGGCATACGACAACGCGAGGGCGGAGGCATACGACAACGCGAGGGCGTACAAAATAGATAATCTACCCACACTTGCCGAGAGCGACGGTTACACGCTGCGAGTCGCGCCGGACGGCATGTTCTTCGCAGGCTGTCGCGGCCCGCTGACGCGCGATCAGGCACTTAAACACTGGGATCGAGACGACGATAGAGCGTGTCTGTTTACGCTGGCAATTCTGATTTGCACCGGGGAGGAGCAGTAGTCATGAGCACATCCAACTTGTACCGACTCACGTTCGTGCTGCCCGACGCGGGCTGGGAGCGCACCGTCACCTATGCCGCGGCAGATGATGCCAAGGCGGACATGATGGGCGCGTCGTGGGCAGCAAGCTGGGGGGCGCGCACGTGGCAGGTCCGGCGCCTGCGTCCCCTTGGCATCCAACTCAACCTGAGATTCACGGAGGCGGCATGAAAACGACTGACATGACCGATGATCAGCGGGAACGCAGGAAGCAGCAGTTCCTGACCGCGCTGCGCAAGCTGCTGCACAAGACGGTAGGCACGCAAGTGTTCACCGACGCCGACCCCTTGCTGCTCCTTCAATTGCAGGAGAGCACGAGCCTGTATCAACCGTGGATGTGGCCAAAATGAAAACAGCAGCTATGCAACCCGACCAAACCGTAAGGATCTAACGTTGCAAAGGAGGCCGCGTAATGCTCTATGAAATCAAATCAAGGATTGATGGCCGCGTTCTGTTCTCGCTGGAATGTGGGTCGATGAAGTTGTGCGTGAAGGCGGCGGCTTCGTCCGGCGCGGATCTGTCCGGCGCGAATCTGTACGGCGCGAATCTGTCCGGCGCGAATCTGTCCGGCGCGAATCTGTACGGCGCGAATCTGTACGGCGCGAATCTGTCCGGCGTGGATCTGTCCGGCGTGGATCTGTCCGGCGCGAATCTGTCCGGCGCGAATCTGTCCGGCGCGAATCTGTACCGCGCGGATCTGTCCGGCGCGAATCTGTACCGCGTAAAAACGGCGGCACTACTCGGCCAGCCAGACGGCTGGAACGCATGGACATACGTTGCCGTAGACGGTACGCAGCGCGTCCGCGTCGGGTGCCAAAACAAGACCATCCCCGAGGGCCGCGCCCACTGGCAGGGGAAGGAAAACCGCCGCGAAGTCATGGCCGCGCTGGACTACGCCGAGGCCATCGGAAAACTTCGCGGGTGGGGCAAACAAGCGATGAAGGAGGCCGCGTAATGGGTTCCGTCGAATTCGATCTAGTCCGCGAGCAGGAACGCGAGGTCGCAGCCGAAACGCGTTACGAAATGCTGCGGCCCGACATGGACACGCTGGCCGAGGAACTGACATGAAAACCGCAGAAGCAGAAGGCCCCGCCCTCGACTGGTTGGTGGCGAAGTGCGAAGAGATAAAAACTGACGAAGGGAACTACTACTCCAGCGTCGCGTGGAAAGACGGCGACTGGTTTCACCCTTCAACCGACTGGTCGCAAGGTGGGCCGATCATCGAGCGGGAGGGGATCATGGTGTATCAGACCGAGCCTAATTGTTGGTGGGCGAATTCAAGTAAACGTGCGTTCGAGCGAATCGAAATCGCAGGATGGGGCGTGGCGTCTATTTTCTCCCCCGCGCAATCCTACAACGGCCCCACACCCCTGATCGCAGCCATGCGCTGCTACGTCGCATCCAAGCTGGGTGATGAGGTGGACGTACCGGAGGAGCTGGCATGAGGGGGCTCGACGAGGAGTCGCGCGAGGCCAAGGACGCATTGGCCTTGTGTCGAAAGGTTGCGGCCGGGTGGGGCGTGCTGCCCGAGCGCGCCGACAAGTGTGAGGTCAGGGACGTGGGCTGTCCCGACTGTCCGTTCACGTTGCCCAAGAAAAAGGGGGTGCAATGCCCATCGTCTCGTATTACTACCTGTCGTCAGTTTTCATTACAAAGTCAATCACTCAAGAGGTAACCATGACAAAAGTACAAACCAGAACACCTGAAGAACGTGAGTTGTTCAGGCATAACATGCGCTACAACATCAATCGAAACAATGCCGTGTTCAGTCGTTACGACGCCTTCTCCGGACGCGATGTCTTTGGAAGGCTCACGTACACGGCGCAGAACAGGCAGGACATCCGTGCCCGGATCGACGCGTACAAGGCCCTCGGCGAGGCGCAGCGGGCAGTGCGCAAGGTCAAGACCCTCAGCGCGTTCTATGAGGCGCTGAAGGTGGTCCACGCGGTGGGGGGAGACACGCCCGGTGGGGCCCTGCGTATGGAGCGCGCGCTCTACCAAGGGACGGCGGCGCTCCCTCCCCGCCTGCGGATGATAGCGCGGGAGACCCATATCAGCAGTAGTCATGGCGGCTTCCAACCCCCGTGGCATAACACCTCATGGTGGGAGAGCCACTACGCACGGTACGTGCACCAGATCCATCTAAGTACCGACCATCCGGGGCAGTTGAGCTACTACCCCGATGCGGGCAAGTACGAGCGTAGGATATCCGTGGCGATCAAACCCGGTCGATACCTCACCAAGTATTTCGGTGGGCATCTGGACGAGACGACCATCCGAGAGTACGCAACCCAGCTTGCCTGCCAGATCAAAGAGCGCACACTGCACATGACCCCGGTCACGACGGCTGAGAACCAGTCACACGTCGGGGACGAGTGGAAGCGGATCTACAGCACGGGGCCGGGGACTTGTATGCAAGGCAGCTCGTCCGTGGAGGTGTACGCCTTGGCTGGTAACAGGCTGCGTCTTGCGTACTTCACCGCGGACGACCAGCCCATGAGCAACCCCGTCGCCCGGTGCATCGTGCGTGATGACACGATGCAGTGGATCCGGGCATACCCGGACGATGGCGGCGTGGCGCAACGCGGGCTCATCGCAGCGATGGAGAGGAAAGGGTACACGTGGGGGTCGACTGATGGCATCCGACTGCGACAGGTTCAGTACAACTCGGGTTACGTCTGCCCGTACATCGATAGCGGCGACGGCGGGAGCCAGCGGGTGGTTGTGAAGGACGACCACCTCCTCGTCGGCGACGAGCGTTCATCGCATTGGTACGACGCCTCATCAACCAGCGGATGCGTCGGGACCCGCAACGACGATGAGGATGATGAGGCCTACACCTGCGAAGACTGCGGGAATGAGGTGAGTGAGGATGACACTCAATACACGGGGCGGGACCGGGATAGCGGGCCGATCTGTACTCAGTGCCTGTCGGATAATTACACGCTGGCGATCTACGGCAGAAGCCGTCAGTCACGAGGCACACTGCGATCGTGGTTCCCTAACGACGAGTGCATCATGCATGAAGACACGGGGGCGTATTACACCCGCGAAGGGGCAGAGGAGTTCAACATCGCGGAGTGTGAGATCAACGGCACGTGGCACTCCTGCGATGACATGGTGGAAGCGCACGGCGACAACGACAGACATTCCAAATGGGTGCACATAGATGAGACAACGGGCGTGGTCTCCAACAGCGATGTCTCATATGTTCTGTGCGGCCAGTCGGTGACTACCCACGACGGGCGGGAGATCCCTAGCTGGCAGTCCATTGAGGTCGAGTGGGGCGACGGGGAGACGTACACCCTTCTCGACGGCGACACCCCAGAGGACTACCTGCCCGAGCTCGACGAGGAGCCCGAGGACGCTCTCTCCGAGAGTGCAACACCGGGGGAGACTGTCTCTCCCTGTGCCAATCAACCACTTACTGAAGAGGTGACACTGTGAACATCGCGCTGTTGGAAGGTCTCATGTCGGTCCCAAGGAAGCATGACTCGCTCGGAGAGGTCGCGGCAGCCCGAGTGCTGGTCGACCGCTACGGGTTCCAAGAGCATCAGGACGACAAGGGGGTAGCGTGCGCGTACGTGCGCGTAGTGGGCACGGGCTCGAAGATCCTGTGGTCCGGGCACATCGACACGGCACACGCGGCGGGCGCCCCGACAGCGCAGGAAATAATGTTCGATGCGGAGGTGACGATGCTCGCTGCGTCGAAAAGCGGCCTGCCCCTTGGCGCTGACAACGCCGCCGGGGTGTGGCTCCTCACGGAGATGATCGCAGCCGGAGTAGAGGGGACGTACGTCATCCACCGAGGCGAGGAGTGTGGCGGTGTTGGGTCCGCTGCGATGGCGAAGCATTGGAAGAGCCTGCTCTCCACGCACACCCATGCCATTGCGTTCGATCGGCGGGGCACGGGGGACGTCATCACCCACCAGTTCAGCGGGCGGTGCTGCTCGGAGAAATTCGCCAACCAGATGAGTACGCTGCTCGGCGGGGTGTACGAGCCCTGCGACGGTGGCACGTTCACCGACACGGCGAACTACACTCACCTCATCCCGGAGTGCACCAACATCAGCGCGGGGTACGAGCGAGAACACACCGCGGGCGAGACGCTCGATCTGGAGCACTTGTTCGCACTGCGTGCCAAGGTCATCGACATCTTCACCGTGCAAAAACCCGAGCTCATCGTCGAGCGCAAGGTCACGGACACGGACGACGACCGGTGGTTCAACTACAACAACTACTTCGGGGCGCACAGCTTGGAGCGGGGAGGGAGAAAAACCCGCGCCTTTGCTGGACGGGATGACTTCGGCTTCCCCCCTCCCGCCGAAGACATGGACGAGTACGACGTGACGGGCCTCTCCCTTCGGGAGTTGAAGACCGAGATCCGGATGGACCCCGAGGGGTACGCTGACCTGCTCTATAGGATCGCCGAGGACCTCGTATACCTCCGAAGCGCGGACTACGACGATGGGGGTGAGGGGGTTACGACTTATGATGAGGCATCGCGCCTGTCCCGGGAGGACCGCTAGGTGGCACGGGAGGGCCACTTCATCGGGGCAGATGGGACGAAGTACGCGTTCCAAGATCTCGGCCACATGATACGGGAGGATCATCCCAGTTTGGTGGGGGCGCACGTCTTCAAGCAACTCACCGCTCTCGACTTGTGGGCCGAGTTCAGCAATGGTCGCACGCCCATCCCCCTGCCCTATTCTTTCACTGACTGAGGAGAACGCATGGCATTGCATTGGGACGTAACGAAGATCAAAGACTTCGATGCGTGGGGATGGTACGAGTCGTGGTACGACTCGCCCATGGATGGGATCAAGGTCGGCGACAAGCTGATGAACCCGGTGACCGACCGCTTGATCTGGACCACCATGATCATCGGCATCGGCACTTTCACAAAGGCCAACATCAAGGAGGTGTTCTATCGAGTGAGGAGTTATGAAGCGGGCACCGGGGCGCTGATACAGTTCCCCGTAAAAACGCCGAGGGATCCAACCCATCGCGGGCAGATCCGAAAGGACTCGCTCGATGCCAAAGGGTTCTTGACCCCAGCCGAGGTAGTACGCCACGTTGGACTAGCCACCAACGTTGGAGCAGAGACGGCGACATGGTGGAAGGGCAAGTTGGACAAAACCATGCGCCGTGAGGCTGACTACGCTTTTACCCACAATCAAGGAGAGTGAAGAATGTACGCAAGGAACGTTGTTTTTGGTTCGCAGGTCGTCCAGTTCCAGTCGGGTGGCCAGCGCTACATCCGTGTCAACGCCTCGCGCAACATGGTTGCCCGCGGCCGCAAGGCGCTCGTGTTCGTGAACGCTGACACGGGCCGTGTCCGTGTCGTGGACCGCGACAAGGAGTGCAGCACGCAGGCGTAACTCGGGACATTTTGTCCCAAGTCGGGGGAGACAGTCTCCCCCGACTTCTACCGGAGAACATGATGCCAGCAAACGTCGAGAAGATGGCCCTGATCGGACGCCCGTCGTGGCACGGTCTGGAGGATGTGATGCCCGAAGGGGCGTCGATGGATGAGTGGATGCACACGGCGGGGATGGGGCACCTCGTGCGCAAGGTGCCTGTGCTGTACGACATCGGAGAGCGCAGCGGGCAGCGCATCGTCGAGACCGATGAGCGGTTCGTCCTGTTCCGGGACGACACGAATGCCCTGCTCTCCATCGTCGGCCCCGAGTACCGGGTCGTGCAGCCCCGCGAAGTCATCGAGTTCTTTACCGACCTCGTGGCCAAGCATGGGTTCACGATGGAGACGGCGGGGTGCCTCGCTGGTGGCAAGAAGGTGTGGGCGCTCGCCCGCACCGGCAACGAGGTTGAGATCGGCAAGGCGGGGGATATGGTCAAGCAGTACCTCCTGCTCGCCACCTCATACGACAAGAGTATCGAGACGACGGCCAAGCACACCGCAGTGCGGGTCGTGTGTCAGAACACCCTGTCGGCCAGCGTCAACTCAGGTGAGCCAGCCGTGAAGGTGAGCCACCGATCGGTGTTCGACGCGGATCAGGTGAAGATCGACCTCGGGTTGCTTGAAGGCGAGCTCTCGGACTTCGCGAAGTTGGCGAATGCCATGACGGAGGTGAAGGTGAGGAAGGCAATATGGGCGGCGAGGTGGTACGCCGAACTCCTGACCGACAAAGAGGGTCTTTCCGACGAAGACGTGGTCGGAATGCAGACGGACTCTCGGGTCATCCAGACCCTGCTGCAGGTCTTCGCGAACGGGAAAGGGGCGGAACCCACCCTGTGGGGGCTCGTCAACGGCGTCACGGCGTTCGTCGACCACATCCGTGGTCGCACGCCAGCATCGGGTCTTAACTCGGCGTGGTTCGGCGCGGGGGCAACCCTCAAGGAGAAGGCATGGCGAAAAGCCGCAGCACAAGTGGCGTGACGTTCGACAAGGACCTTGCGCACGCGCTGATCTCAAGAGCGATCAGCCAGTTGGGCGGGGCGGGAGCAGTGGTCGGCAAGCGGCAGGAAAGCTGGCTGTACCGGATGGGGCTGGTGGGAGTCATGGCGTCGTACGTGGCGCGTGACGAGGATGTGCCCAGAGCAGTCATGACCGGGATCACGAAGGGCGTCCCGCTCTCCGAGAAGCGATGGCAAGACGTACTGGGAGAGTGACATGCAAAAACGCATCAAGGATGTGATGGACCTCCTGACGAGCGTTGAGGCCCGGCTTATCCGGGTCGAGTCTCGCATCGTCCAGTTGATGAACCACATGGGGATCAAGCCGAAGGGGGTGTTGCCCGACGAGAATAGGAGAACCAAACCATGAGCAGAGAATCGAACCTCACCCAGTGGCGGGCCCTGCTTCCGGCGGTGGCCCGCCACTTCGACCTCTCGCCCCAAGAGGTTGCGCATGCGCGGTTTGCGGCAATGAGTGCCCCATCCCGTGCGGCGGTCTGCTATAAAGCGATCGTGGACAGCCCGAGGCCGATGAGGGGGCAGCGGTGAACGCGTGGTGGGCAGTGGCCGTGGTGGGCGCCGCGGCGCTCGTCGTTGGGACGATGGACTACGCACACGACATAGAAATGGAAGCCTTGCGGAAGGAGATTCGACCGCAGGTTGCCGCGCGCCTGATGAGGATAGAGCCCGGTCCCATCTACATGCCGAAGTGCAAGGACGGCTGGCTCGCCAAGAAACTCGACAACGGCCGGTGGGTGGGTGTATGCGTTAACGCACGACAGGAGGGGACGAGATGACCCCCACCCATCAGGAGGAAGCCCTGCAAGTAACCGAGGGAATCGCCGGGTATTGGGCCTATCACCTGAGTCCGAAGGCTCTGGTGTCGCGCGGGCTTTGCGGGGCGAAAACGATGCACACATCAATCCCGCTTGAGCAGTTCGGTGTCGGCAGGGCTGCGCCGAACGGAGCGCCACTTGCGGGCCGCTGGTGCCAAGAATGTCAACGACGAGCCGCCAAGTCAAAGGAGGCAGCATGACCACCAAGCAAGTCTCACTAGCCGTCGGAGAATTCGCCATTCAGGAACTCGCCCGCCTGCGTGAAGTCAACGCGGAACTGCGCGCGGCGCTGGAACTTCTACACGATAACATCGCCGAGTATGCGCGGATAAACAATCTTGGCGGGTTCGACAATCACGACATGAAGATGGCCCGCGCCGCCCTCACCAAGTCAAAGGAGGCAACATGGACAACCTGCACCCCACCATCGCGGCAGCGGCGCTGCCGTGTTGCGTCAAGATTTACCCGCGCGAGAGTTTCGGTTTATTTCATAGTCATCCTTGCCAATCGAAAGCTAAAGTCGAGCGCGAAGGGAAGTGGTATTGCGGCACCCATGACCCGGTAAAGATTAAAGCGAGGAAGGATGCTCAATGCGCGAAATGGAAAGCCGAAAGTGACGCACGCCAATTGTCATACGCCCAAAAAGCCAAAGATGCCCGCCGCGCCGAAGCCTACCCGCGCCTTGTCGAAGTCCTGCGCGAGTACATCGAATACCTGAAGGCATATTGCCTTTCCGCCGACGTTGATGATCCGGCGCACGAACACCTCGCGCGGAAGATCGCCCTCCTGCGCGAACTCGGAGAGGACAAATGAAAGACATTCACGACATACGCTGGCCCCTTCTGGTCGTCGCTATCGGCGTGGGCTTTGCAGGAACCATAGACCACCGCGAGGACGTTCGCCTGGAACGCGCCAAGCACGACGCCCTTAAGCAGCGCACGGCGACTTATGCGGAGGCCATCACCGCCTGCCTGAACGAAGCCGGGTTCTTGCTGAAGGACGCAATCGTGATGTGTCAGACGATTGAGGTTCCCGGCAAGCCGAAGAAAAAGAGGGGGGTGCAACTGTGAAACACGGACTCGGAATCAAACTCGACAAGCGCCATGCGTGGCACTTCGTGGGCGAGACATTGCGCGATGGGTCGCCAATACCGGAGGACGGCGTTCCGCTTGTCTATACGGGCAAGATGGAACTGTGCGTCAGCGGCCTGCACTTCTCGCGCCAGCCGTTCGACGCCTTGAAGTACGCGCCGGGCGGAACGCTGTGTCTCGTTGAAGTCGGCGGGACCGTGGTGGAGCCGGAAGGCGAGAACAAGGGCATCTGCTCAGAGCGCACCATCATCGCAAGGATGGACGCCACCGAACTGTTGCGCCACTTCTCGCGCATGCAGGCGCTTTCAGTCATCCCCCTGTGGGACGCAGCGAGGGACGCCTTTAACGAACTCGTTTACGAATCCTTTGGAGTCACGCCATGAGCCAAGGATTGGGCACCCGCCTGCGCCTGATCGGTCGCCCCGTGGACAAGGTAGCCGAGGCGCGCAAGAGATACGGCAAGCCCCCGGCACCCGACACGCACGGCAGCGAGTCGCCAAGGATTCCTTTACAACTCACAGGGAGGAAGGCATGAGCAAGGAAGATGGAGGACCGGCGTTTCCTGTACCGAACGACGCCAATGTAAACGGGCAAGAAGGCATGACCCTGCGCGACTACTTCGCGGCGGCAGCAGCACAGAGTTTCAGACTCCCGAGCGATTACCGCGACGGTATGCATAACGGAGTCACCGCAGAACGCGCTTATGCGCTTGCCGACGCCATGCTCATAGAGAGGGTTAAATGAAAGCCTTCCTCGTGGAGGCCCTGCGTGCAGTCCTTTGCCTCCTCGCCGCCGGCGTGGGGGTCTTGGGGCTCTTTATACTGACGGAGGTTTCAAGATGAATGCACAAGAATGGGTGGAAGAATACTGGCATGAGGATGCAGGCATGTGTGAGGAGTGTGCTTTCTACACGAAATGGGAAGAGAAGCATGGGCTTCCAGGGCCTGGGGAGATCTGCACGGAGTGCCTCGCGCTGGTTGATGGCACTCCGAAAAAATGCCCTGCGTGGCAGGAGCAGTTATGAGCGAGCAGACGAAGGCGGAGCGCCAGCGGCGCAGTCGCGAAGGCTTCCAGCGGCACCTCGACGCCAAGGCAGTTAAGCTTGGCGAGTTACAGGCAGAGTTTGACCTCATGGAGCTGCGCTGCTATGAGCACACCAACTTGAGCGAACTACAGTCGGTGCTCGCGTATCTACTGAAGCGCGCTGGGAGACCGGAATGACCGACAAGACGAAGGATGATCTGGTGAAGCGGTTGCGTGCTCCTGCATCACCGTCTGAAACTACCGCACAGTGGCGACTGCGTCACGAAGCCGCCGATGCACTCTCACGCCACCCTCCCTCGCTGCCAGAGGGCATGACGATGCGCCGTGGCAACCGCCCAAGCGAAATGCTGATTCCAAACGGGCAGACATGCGGTGACTGCGCGCACTTCAAGCGATGCAGCGAAGTGCTTGGCATCGTCAATGGTAAGGAAACGCTATGCAACTGGGACCCCAATAGGTTCATTGCCATTGCGACCGAACGACCCAAGGAGGAAGGCATGAGCAAGGAAGATGGAGGACCGGCCGGCATGACCCTGCGCGACTACTTCGCGGCGGCGGCGTTGCCTGCCCTTATCGCCACAGACGATGCAGACCCCCCGTTAATTTGGTGTGTACTGGCCGGACATGCTTATGAAGTGGCCGACGCCATGCTCAAAGCGAGGGACGCATGACCCACCAGGAGGAACAGCATGGCTGACCCCAAGGAGCGTCAAATGACCGACCAGACGAAGCCACTACCCAAACACCAGCCTGCCGGAGAGGAAAATGAAACTATCACGCCGAAAGTATCGCTGCCGTTGCTGCGGGCATGTGAGGCCGCTACCCCGGTGGCTTCGGTTGCGTTGCTGGAACTGCGGGAGCGCCAAATGAAAGTGGGAGATCGTGTCTGCCACACAGATGGCAACGTTGGCTATGTTGAAACGGTAGACGAATGCCCTGAGTTTCCGAATGCAGATGTCCGCTGGCTGACGCCGAAAAATGTACCGTCATGTGTAGTTAGCTTATGCCATCAACGCGACCTTACGACGGTCAGCGACAAAGTAATTCCTCAACCGAGAAGCAAAGCGTGGTGGCGAGAGTCCCGCGAATTCTGCGCCGTGATTGCAGGCGCAATTCGAGCCGCCACGAAGGAGGTCAAATGAAAGACGTGTCTGCCGTGCGAATCAACGCAATGTCGCCAGTTCAGTTCCGTCGCAACAAACTCGCGGCAAAGCTTACGGATCAGATCGCGCTTGCAAAAGCGATGTCGGAGGGTGAAACTTACGTGGCGAAGAGGATTCGCAACGTGAAAGACCGAGTCACTGGAGAAGTGCAGAGCGTCGAGCAGACGCGCAAAGTGCGTCCGTTCTGGTTTCGTGCTGAGAGCAACAAAATTTGTATTCAGCTCAAATACGGAAGCAAAGTGCTCGACTTCGCTAAAGGTAAGAACGCGATTGAAGTTGCTAACGAGGCTGAACTTGTGTCAGTCTTGGAGACGCTCAAGAAAGCTTGCGAATTGGGTGAGTTGGATTCGCAGCTTGACGCAGTAAGCGTGTCTGTCAGAAAGGCATTCAAGAAATAAGCGTTAGGGATGCGCGTATATGTTCTATACGCCTCCACGAGGATCAATAGACAAACACCACTGCCACCTATCTGTCTGGCGCCTATACAATACGATCATGCAAAATATTGACCAATTTATTGAGAAGTTCCACTGCGGTGATAGTCTCGCAGTAATGAAGTCGATGCCATCGGAGAGCATCGATCTAGTTGTAACTTCGCCACCATATAACCTAAAGAATTCCACTGGAAATGGCATGAAGGACGGTCGTGGTGGCAAGTGGGCGAACGCGGCACTACTTAATGGATATTCCGATTATCACGACGCGATGCCACATGAGGAATACGTGACCTGGCAGCGAGCATGCCTAACAGAAATGCTTCGCTTAATTAAAAACGATGGGGCAATCTTTTACAATCACAAATGGCGCGTGCAAGCTGGGTTGCTGCAAGATCGACAGGACATAGTAAGTGGCTTTCCTGTTCGCCAAATAATTATTTGGCGACGGAAGGGTGGCATAAATTTCAATAAAGGATATTTCCTCCCAACGTATGAGGTGATCTATATGATCGCCAAGCCACATTTTGTCCTCGCGAAGGGGGCTAATTCGTACGGGGATATTTGGGAGTTTACGCAGGAAATGAAAAATGCTCACCCTGCGCCATTTCCTGTAGCACTGATTGAACGAGTCATTGGATCCACTCATGCGCAACTGGTGCTTGACCCCTTTATGGGCAGTGGGACAGTCGCAGTTGCAGCAAGAAATTTGGGACGACAATTCATTGGCATTGAGATTTCATCGGAGTACTGCAAGCTAGCAGAGAAGCGTCTTAAAGATACATATCAACCACGCTTAGAGTTGAGCGAGCGCAACGTGCAATCAGATCTACTATAGTTAATATGGCGAAAAAACTAGACATCGAATCGAGCCGCATATGTGCGTGAGGCGCTTCTTGACGATGGCGACGAAGACATAGACCGACACGGCGATCCAGATTTGCGACTTCACCGCGTTCTCTGAATTGCCGTAGAACTTCTTGATACGCAGATGCTGCTTGATCCATTTGAAAAACAATTCCACCT